AGGCAGAGGCACGCGAACCAGCGTAGGCTGCGTCGCCCCAGTTGCCCCCGAAGAGAGCGGCGTTAGGTAGCTGATACGTTTGGCCTCGGCCACCGTTGTTGTTTGTCCAGCCTGCGCCGGCAGCGCCGCCGCCAAAATCAGCGCCCCACACCAACATTACGCCAGCGGCTTGCATTAGGCCGCATTTCGACGTGTAGGCTGCATTCAGAATGGTGTTGTTCTGGTCGGTGCCTATGGATGTGTTTTCTGTTGTGCCGTAAGCAAGCGCGGAATATTCGCCATGCGTTGGATGGCGCATTCCATATGCCGCCAAAACTTCGCGTGCTGTCCACCAGTTAAGGTCGGAATAGGCTGATGAGCCGCTTCCGCCAAATTGAGTTGGAATTTTTGGAGGGCTGTTGCCGTCTGCTATGACTTTGTTGTAGGCGGATGGCCCGTTAATGATGTGGTCTTGGTTGAGAAGATAGATCATCCCGCAAACACTCTCGCCAGGGTCGGTGGTCATGCCGCGCCAATCCCGACGGTCGGGGTGATATGTCAAATCAAACAGGCTATATGGATTGAATGCCGGGGTTGTGTTGCCACCGGACTGGGCCGAAGCGTTGCCGCCTGGTGCATAGTGAGCGCATCCAATGTATCGAGAGTTTGATGTTGTGTAGCCAGTTGGTGCAGTAAAACTTGCATCAGCACGCAATGTGCTATCCGTACAGGCGTAAATTGCGTAATCGGTACCAGCGGCCAAAGTTGGCATTACAACGTTTGCGCCTGAGGCAAAGTTGAAGAGCGTCCCAGCAACGTCAACATAGAACTGTTGAGCAGCTTGAATTGTCGTTGCTGTTGGGCTTGTAAACAATCGATTGCCGCGAGAGCTTTTCAAGAATACGCCACGACCACTAGCCGATGCCCATGCGCCATCGCCACGCAAAAAAGTAGTTGATGAAGGGGTTCCGGTAGCGTAAGGCAAACCACTTGCGAGGTTAAGGATTGGAATCCATGTGGCGTTAGTTGCATCGCGTTGCTTCAAGATTCCGTTCGTGGTATCGGCCCACCATTGGTATGCATAGGTTGGGTTAGGTGCGGCTGCGCCACTGTTTTGAGTGACGACAGCCATTAGGGCTGCATTTAATGCGACCAAGAATGAGGCTCCTGCCTGGTCTGCAATAACTGGACTTGCTTGACTCATTTGCTTATTTCTCCAAGGTTAAGCTGGTGTTTTGACGTCAACTTTGAGCAAGCTGATGCCGATGTTGTGTGTTTTTTGCCCGCTGGTCAAATCCAATCTGAATTTCGCTGCGCGGCATGTGAAGTCGCCCACAAAGAATGGAGCCCATGAAGTCCAAGTTGGAGCTCCCGCTGGGTCATCGTTTGTTGTGCTGACGTACAAGGTCACATCGCAGTCGTTGATAGCTGAGCCAGCAACACTGTCCCAATCGCTCACATTTCCGCGCGCGCCAATCGTGTCACCCGTGTCATAGCTGAGCGCTTGAATGCTGGCTTCGAACCGACGTGTTGCAGTGGTGGCCACGTCCACCACTTGGTCAAAGTAGTAGCTACCCAAAGAGAGTACGCCGCCAAGACTTGCAATGCGTCCCCAGGTGCTGACGCTGGTAGTCATGCTTCCAATCTTCACGCTGCCATCGATGACAAGCATGTTGTTCAGTACGGCAACGCCTGATTTGCTTCCTGCAAATGCTGAGCTTTGAGTTGTTGTAGCTGCTACGTTGAATCCCGTCACCATCCCTGATGTAGCAACAAAATACGCGGCATTTTTCGACCAATTGCCCGAGCTGTCTTTTGCCTTGACCATGTAAGTGCCAGTCATCAGCGGAATATTCCCGCTCACGCTGTCGCCATTGAACTCCTGAACGACAACGCCGTTTTCCCAGGCAACTCCGCTTGTTAGCGGGGAATGTCTAATTGCAATTCGCCCCCCAATGCGAACATCGAGGTCAGGTTGCAAATCCCATTCCGCCAGCGCGAAGCCGGTGCTTTTAATTACTGTGAATCCCGTGACGTCTTGCGGGACTGCTGTAAGCCCAATGATTGTTTTTGAAACAGCAGCAGTCCAAGAGCTTGCAATTCCAAATGCGTTGATGGTTGCGGCCCTGAATTCATACGCTCCGGGGGCGACGTCATCCAATGTGAAAAACGGCTGTTGCTGATCTGGCACAGTAAACCATGCCCCTCCAACAGGTCTCCACGATAGGCGCTGCCCCACTGCAAATGCATCAATGCTTGCAAATGTGACTGCAACCCTTGTTTTAACGCCTGCACTGCCAGTGGTCTGATATAGGGCTTCTGATGCAGATGGGAGTCCAGGCGTTTGCACGGACATTGGATTTGGCAAATTGCTGGCTGGAACGCCTGTAATCGCAGTCAATGCATCCAGGTTGTAAACGCTATCGTCATATTCAATCGCTGAAATTGAGACCTCATCGCTGTCAAGGATTTCAACTTGAATAACGCGAAATTTCTTGGCCGTCCACCCAGGGGTGCTATGCGTGATGGTCACAACGTCTGCCGCCTCAACTCTCAAGCCCTCTTGCATTGCGGTGAATTTCACACTCAGGCCAAAGCGACTCTGCTTTAGGGTTAAGCCTGCAAGTTGCTGACACCTATAGAGGTCAGATGAATATGGCAAATCAATTTTGCTCTCCAGTAGCAATGAGTTATCCAATCCGCGATAACTGGTGCTGTCGGATACGGCCAAGTCTTGTTGCCAATTGCGAGCGCCGTTATAAAAACCTGCTGTTACACGGTTAAAGCGATTTCTCCTACCAGACTGCGAAATCGTCCAATTGCCAATGATGTTGCTTTCCGTAAAGTCAAAGGTTGATGCAGTTAGCTTGTCGATGGCAAGTTTGTATCTGCCTCCGCTGTAAATCAGCATGCCGCGACAGGCTGTGAGCAAATTCTTCACGTTGTCAAACAAGGTGGAGTTAATGTCCACCATGCCATCGCATGTGTAGCGAGCCTGAGTTCCGCCTGGAATTGAAACCAATTCGTCGCAATGATTTGCCGCAGCAATAAAGCTTGAATCATCAATCAGTGATTGAGAGATGCCGCGTCCATAACGACTGTTGGTTAGATAGTCGCGGATGCAGAGGGCGGGGTTATTGCTATAAGCAACTATGCCTGTGCGAGGGTCAAATACTTTTTTCCCGCGAACATCAGCCGTGATAGTTGGCAAGCCGCTAAACGTGTCTTTGTCATATTTCAGCCGAACATAGACGTAAGCGATGGCGCTTCCTTTATGTGCGCTTGTCCATTTATCTGGAATTGAGTTGATAAGCGACTGGCTTGAGCTTTGCGTGTCAGTTCCTGTGTATGACTCTGAATAGACAAATGATGAATACTTAGCATCAGTGATTGGCGTATCGTCAAGATAGATAGCGGAGATTGCATCAATCTCCCCTTCTGAGAGCGCGAGAACAATATGCAAATTCTCATTGCTTGAGCCTGATGCTTCCATGAGAATTCGCGTTCCGCCCACGCGACGGCTTCCATAAACGATAGGAAGTGCAGCAACGTTTGAGCTGCTGTTGATGAGGGTTCCACGAGCAGCTTGATCTGTTACTGAGCCAGGTGGCGATGTGAATGCGCTGCGAACCACGTTGCCAGCTAATGAGCCAGCAACCATCCCGGCGGCGCCTCCAATAACGTTGCCAACAAGAATCTCAGACCCTACTGCAAGCCCCGCATCCAGCAGGGTAAATGCTGCCGCCTCTGCAACATAGTCGGTGACTATGCTGCTAACTACCAGTGCAACTGCCGAACCAGCCATGAGAATTCCTATCTATGGGATGCGCGCCCCCATATTTCTTCAATGAAGTGATACCCAATGCGCTTAAGAATTGGCGCAAAATTTTTTTCAGGCTTGATATGCCAATAAACAAAATCAGCAAGGCCACTTAGAGCCGTGTCTGTCATTTGAATCAGTCGTATGCCAACGTTGTTTTTCCTTGCGTTTTTTGAAAGAAAAATTGCATCAACGTAAGCGCTTCGTGTTTTCTTGCTGTGAAAGTGCGGTCGCAAAATTGCGGCTACATAGCCGATGAGTTCTCCGTCATCTCTGGCGGTCAATATGTAGAGCTGTCCAGCCTTCTCAAGTGCCTCAAATGAATCCCAGTCAACATCGAGATCTCTAACCTCTTTGTCATGAGCGACTTCATCCCAGTGCAAAGCTATCAGCTCTATGGCTTGGCGCTTAAATTGCTCAAGCTTTTCCGTTCCATAGGTAATCATGCGGCTCCCCACTTCACTGACTTGTTGAGCTGTGCCACGTAATCAAAAAATTTGTCACCTGGAAAAAATACTTGTTGCTCTTGCGGATTTGTGTGGCGTCCAGATTTGCGGTCAAAGTCGCCCCACTGGCTTGTGGCTGTGATTTGCAACGAACAAGAGCCAGATGGCGAATCAGCTATTACAGAGTTGTCCATACGGCCATCAAAAATGATGATGGGAGAGGAAATCATGGCCATCGATGTGTAATCGAGAAACGCTTTGTAAATTACAAATCGTCTGTCGATAAATGGCTTGGTTAAAACCACCGACACCCACGACTGGTCAACCGCAGAAAGAGTGCATGTCAAATTTGGAATTTGGAACTCAGCCGTTTCGGTGAGTCCTGAGAAATTCAAAAAATGCCCTTGCGCTGTGTATGTATTTCCACTCCATGTGACAGCACTCCATGCGTCTGTCATGCGAATCACACCATCATCAAGCCAAGCCTCGATTAAGTAGCAAGGCGAATTGGTGCTCTTCATGAGCTCGGCAATAAATGCCGATGATGCGCCTCTGTCAGCCATTACCAGACCTCTACTAGATTGACCTCCATCCCATAAAGAACACCCGGCGAAATGTTTGCGTCGAGCGTGTCGCTCGCTAGGGCAACATTGAATGGAACGTTGGTTGTTACAGGAGCCTCGCCATCAATCGGCGTGGCAATAAGTGCTGGTTCAATGCTGATTGATGCCGTACCAGAGCTGTCGCTGTTGGCATCGGCTGTCACCATGTAAACCTTGCTATGGCTGGGAAACTTAATCAAGTCACCAACTTTAGCGACCCCGGATTGGCTTGCGGCTAATCCACGCACGTTGATGGTTCTACCGCTTTGGCTTGAGCCGTTGACGATGGGAGAACCAAGCCAGCTTCCTCTTGGCGTGGTAAACCCAGGCAAAAGTGTTGTAAAGGTATCTGCCTGCCCTCTCTGGCTTAGCAAGAACGCATGAAGCGGTGCAAACTCAGAGCGCATCATTTGAGGATAGGTGAATTTAATCCCCCATCGCTGAGCGCCCCGAGTTCGTGACTGTCGCTTGAGGTTTTGCCCAAAAGAGACGCGCGTTGGTTGCAAAGATTGCAAAGCCGCTTGTTGAACTTTAGGCGTTACTGGGTAAGTCCCGCTCATACTTGAAGCCTTCCTCCGCTGCTACGCATTGCCATCTTGACGGCGGCAACGATAGAGTTTTTGTTTTGTGACAAAAGCATGGGCATCATTGCTTGAATCTGTTGAACAGTTCCAGGCGTTGCATTGGGTGCATTGATGGTGATGGGTTGCTGAACAATCACATCGCCTGCATTGCTTCCAAGGCTGTTCATGATGTTGTTTGGAACAATCGTTCCCGCTGATTTGGGCACAAAAAGCTCGGGGCCGTTTTCGCCAACAACTGAGGGGATTCCTATTGGAGGGTCTCCCCCGTCAGCAAAGAAGCCGCCAAACAAGCTCTTAAGTGAGCCAGTCAAGCCGCCGCTATTTTTCATCATTGCGGCAAGAGGCGCGGTGACGCTTTGCTGCACTTGAATCCGAATCAAGTCATTGATGATGCTAGTTGCCAATCCGGAAAAACTTAATTTTCCAGTTTTAACAAACTCAACAAATGCATCCTCAGCGCCCTTAAATGCGTTGGTGAGCATGTTTTCGATTTGGGCGGCGGAGTTTGTTGCATCCTCGGCATATTTACGTAGCGCCTCATTAGTTCCATAAATAACGGAGCGCTGATCTTCGTAAGTTTTTTGGATGAGCTGAAGACGCTTAACCTTTTGCTCTTCGGCATCAGCCAATGCTTTGCTCACATCAAAATCTTTGTCTTTTTTCCGAAGTTCATAAATGCGTTGCTGAACATCCAAATCGATTTGCCGGGCCGCAGTTGCTTTTTGCACTTCAAGGGTGCTCTTGCCAAGCAATAAGTTTTGAAACTCCATTGTTTGGTTGGCAATATCTTGAGTGCGAGCGTTTTCCTTGGTTGCCAATTCAAATTGACGTTGTACTCCCATAACGGCAAGCTGTGAATCGCCAATTTTTTTATTAGCCTCAATTTCTGCTGCAACTTTTTTGCGCAACAACTCTTCCTGTTTATTGATGGCATCTTGGCGGTTGGTTTTTTGCCCTGTTACATCTTCAGTTGAGTGTTCGATGTAGTACTGAAGCGCGGCAATTTCTTTGTCGTATGCGGCCTGTGTGCTCGCCAGGCTTTCGGCAATTAGTTGCTGCTTGGATTCTTCGGCCTCGCGCTTGGTGGTGTACTCAAGGTTTGCGTAGTAATCCAAATACTGCTCTCGCGCTTGAAGCAAGGCTTTTTCACGAGCAACAAAATCTTCTTGCTCTTTAAGGGCGCCCTCAAGTGCTTTTCGGGTTGGGTCGTCTTTGGGCCCTACGTTTGAGTTACCAAGACCGGAGCCCGATAACTTTTTACGTGGTGGCTCTGTTTCAATTCCAAAATCGCGAAGATTTTTTGCATCATTGAGGCGATTACGAATGCCCTCGTGCACGGCGTTTGAGTTGTAGTTCCATAAATCCTCATAACGCTTGTTTGCCTTTTCTGCAATTTCATTGCGCTCTTGCAGTGCCTGTTGAAGGGCGATGTTTTCTTCTGCTGAAAAAACTCCAAACCTATTTTTGGCTGCAACAAACAAAATTTCAATGTCGGCATAAACTGCTTGGAAGCTACCAATGACGGCTGAAACAAACTTAATCAGGCCTTGAACTGCCTCAATCACATACCCAAAAGCTACTGCGGCGTTTTCCGCCCATTCTCTAATCGAACCATCAGCAGCGAGGTCGCTGACTGACTGCTTGATTCCATCATTAGCGCGCTGAGCCTCTAGCATTCCTGCTGTTAGCTCATTTAAAACCGGAACCAACTCCAGGCCAATAATTTTGTAAATTGCATCGGTTGAAGCGTGAAGTCGCTTTTGGTTTTTATCCAACTCGTCGGCAGCTTCAGCTTGTTCTTTTGTAACTTTGACTTGATATTCTTGAATCAATGCAAGATCGTTCATCACCGGGATTAAATTTGCGCCGGACTTGCCAAATAAGTTTTGCATGACGGTAGTTTTTTCAACGCCGTCTTCGTACAAAGCCAATTTATCGGCAATTGATTTAAAAATATCTTCTGGTTTCTTGTCTTTAATGTCTTCGACTGATAAACCAATTGCATCAAATGTCCCAACGGCTTTTTTGCCGCCGTTTTCGGCGTCGATTACTGACTTACTGAGTTTTTGCAAGCCAGTTGCCAACTCTTCCATGCCAGTATCTGAAAGCTTGGCCACTGAAACCAAGCCTGAAAGCGCTTCGACAGTTGCTCCAGTTCTCTCTGAAAGTTGTTGTAATCCAGCCGCTGATTCAATTGCGCCCTCAATCTTCGACTTTAGGGCATCAAATGTCATTGAAGCTGCGAATCCCGCGCCTAATGCCACCAAAGAACCCTTCACGATTCCAGTCATTTTGTCGATTTGAGATAGCCGCTCTTCAGCAATTGCTGCGGCTTTGCCCATATCGCTTTGGAATTTAGCGACGTTTGCCGATAGGTCTACAACGAGCGAGCCAACTGTTGACATTGTTTGGTTCTTTCTTTGGGCGAAAAAAAAACCGCCCTAAGGCGGTTTATTTCTGATTTGGCTTTTTACATCTTGGCGATGGCGGTGGCATCCTGCATGTTTTCAGTGCAGTACTTATCCAAATTTTTTTGATTGGCTTGATGGATTTTTCCATCAGCGAATATCGTGATTTTTCTTTCGTACCCACCAAAGCTATTTTTAGCACGGTATGTGATGCAACTTGAGCGCCCATCTTTTTCTATAAGTACGGACTCAAGAATTAAAGAGCTAGGGTCTTTTAATGATGATTTGATTGCCGTCAAAGAAAAATTTAGCATATCGCCAAAGGGTTCAGATTTCTGAGTTTGTGGCGTGTATGTAGTTGATGCTTTGTAGTAATTTGTTTCAGAACCGTCAAAGATCGACTTCAGAGTGAAGACGATGACAAGACCCCAAAACAAGACCTTAAGTCGGCCTGGTGGTTGAGGAACCTTTGCTCCGCATGATGGGCAAGCTTTTGCTTCATCGCTAACCTTATGGCCACATTCTTTGCATTCAATAAGCGCCATGACGACTCCTCAAGATTTGAGGGCTCATCCTACACGCTTATCAAATCCAAAAATCTTACGTTTAATCAACTTTGATTGCTCTTCTGGGTCAGCCAAGAGCGTTCCATCCTGACTGGCTGGTTGAGCATGTGACTTGTGCCAGTAAATGAAGTCCTCAGGCCTGAATGGGTCTGGCTTTAACTTGCGGTCTCGATTGATGTTTGCCAATGCGGCTACGGCTATGCCGTGCCGCTGGTCATCCATGACTGCCCCAAATGGCTCAAGATTGAAATAAGCGCGCCACTCGCATAACTCGGCGCTGCTTATTTCGTTCAGAAGTTGCGTCACTGTTTTACCAAGTGCCAGCGCAAGACGGAAATAGAACTTCCGCCCAGGCTGGGCAATTAGTTTTTTTCAGCATTACTTTCTGCGGCTGCGCCAATCCCATTGAGCTTTTGTGCGGCCTCATAAACGCGATTAAGGGCTGCTGATGACTTTGTGGCGAGACGCGCTACATCGTCATGGGTAAACATGCGGTTGCCAGATTCATCGACCAATGTCATGGCCACAAGCTTGGCTTTATGGTTTGACATGTCTGGTGAGCGATTTCCTGCGGCGTCCACCTTGACAAGGCTGGACTCGAATTCATCACGATCTGCGCCCGTCATTGAGCGAATTTGAACATCGCCGCCCCACTCTGGGACGGAAACGGAAAAAGTCTGGAGGTCACTTGCCTCCAGAATTTGGTCTTTGTTTAACAAACCCATTTTGATTCTTGCTCTTGTTGATTAGAGACCTGTCACCGGGCCGCTGATGCGGAGGTCAACAGACGTTTTGGCAACCTGGTCAACGCCGCCGCCAAGGCTAAATTTCTTCACATAAGCATTGAATGTGATGACGTTGGTGTTTGGAAGAACCAATTTGAAAGGGGTCAACAAGCCGCTAACTTGTTTGGCACGCAAAGCAATGTGTCCTGCGTTGGTGTTGTCGTAATCAATTTCAAAGGTCAAATTGCCGGGGTCAACCAGGCCAAGGCGGAATTCTTTGGCTTGACTGTCGAGGTTGGTCACGTCAATTTCGCTTGGGGTGCCGTCAAAACCGTTGAAGGTTTTGAGGTTGGCAATGTTTGTGAAAGTCTGTGGCGTTGCCGTGCCAGCAGCAGTAATGGTTTTGCCTGTGGTGTCCACATAAATTGCAAATGTATTTGTGGTCACGTTACGCACGGAAAACGCTTGGCCGTTCAAGAGTGCGGCATCTGCGCCCGTAAGGCCTGCAAGCGTCACCACATCGCCATTTGCAAAGCCGTGACCTGTGGCTGTGATGATTGTTGGATTGCCCAAAGCAATGCCTGAAATTGACTTGGCAGCGCCGGAGCCAGTGGAAATTGCAAGTACCGAGCCTTGCGCGGAAATAGCTGATGAAGACATGATTTTCCTTTCAAGAAAAACGTGAGTTAAACAATTGATTACGTATGCCAAATCGAGTAATCGCCAGTTACTCGGTAAAGCTTGACTGCGGATTCAAAACCATCGCTTGAGCCAAGCGAAACATTTTTGATTGACCAAAGATTCATCAAGGAATCAAGCTGGGCAAAAAGCTGCTTAACCTCTTGATAACTCTTTGCATAAACGTCGAATTGAATTCGCGTATTGACAAGCCCTGTTGACCCATCAAGTACATTTTCGCTATTGCTAAAAACAACTTGGTAGACCACATAGGGGCTTTGTGATTTATCCGGCGCAATAACCGGATAAATTCTGTCGCCAGCCAGAGTTGGCCCAGCTTTTAAGTACTGAAAAAGAAGGTTAATCATCGTCATGGCTAATGCCTCAATTTCTCAACCTCTTTTGGAATCCGCTTTTGCAGATATGCCTTGATCGCTTCAACCGCGTCAAATTTCTTTGCTTCATATGCGGGTCGCATGTAAGGGTGTGCCGCGACATATTTGTTATGTCCAGCGGCCACGGCGGCAGCTCTTTTGGCGTCTTTGCCGCGCCCCCCTCCAATTGCGCGTCCTGTGGTGTTAATCCAGTGACCAAACTCCACCCAAGACGCGTAATAGGCATCCTGAGATTTGTTTCCTTTTTTGCCCTGTCCTTGTAGCTTTTTGCCTTTTCGAACTGTCACAAAATAGGTTTGCTGTGTTGGCCCTGATTTTTCAGGAATGCGCTTGGTGATGATTGCGCGCTGGAGCGTTCCCGGAGGTTGGTGGCCAGGAATGGCATCGTGCAAGATGGGTGCTTTCAGTTTGGCTTCATCGCGAATAATCGCGGCTCCCGCGTTGACAGCTCCGCGCAATACATTTTTGGCAATGTTTTCTGGCAGCTTTTGAAGTGCGTCCTGAAGCTCTTTGAGTCCTGCAATGTTTTTTAGCTCAGCCATCGTTTAGGCCCTCGCTGCACATCAATTGCATTTCTTTGTGCCTCATGTCAACATCTAGCGGCGGGCTTGTAATGTTGAAATAGCGACTCTGATAAACAATCCTCATCGCGGCTGTGATGCCCTCTCTGTATCTGATAGTCACCTGGTGGGTAACTTCGGCATTCATTGCTTGCGCAATTTCAAGCTCACGACCAGAGAGTGGTTGAATTTCTGCCCACGCATCGACTACGTTTACCCAGGTCAAGCTGGGTTGACCGTAGTCATCTTGGGTCATGTCTCTGCGCTGAATCGAAATTCGGCGTCTTAGGCTTCCTGTTCTCATACCATGACAACTCGGTAGGGGTCGAGAAGCCCGTCCACAAATGGAAGCGGGTCAACTTTTCCTCGGTTCATCACAGCAACCTCTTCCCGGTTTTCATACAGGGTAGTTAGGCGCAAAAGAATCCATTGCTTAATGCCTTCCGGTACTTTGCTTTGATCGCCATACCCAGCCGTGTAGTCAAACCATACGGAAGCAATTTGAGGCAGCGGAATAGGCCAGATTTTTCCAAATTGAGGCGTTACCCTTGCAGGCGCGCCGGACAAATCAACTGCGTAGTTTGCGCGGGGATTGCTGTCTACAACGGTTGAACCATCCATTGCGATGTAGCTAATGGCATCAAGAGAAATAACGTTGCCTCGCTCCAGTAAAACTGCATGGCGTGGGATGCTGTATGGAATTCCGCCGGGAACGCCAAGAGTACTTGGGCCTGGGAAACTATCGAGAACCAATCGCCAACCTTGACTGATAAAGCTTCTTTCGCAGTAGGACTCGGCATATCTGCGAGCCGCGCCAATCAACATTCCAATAAGTGCATCATCTTGCGTGAGGTCGCTATCAACGCGGAGATGGTTTTTGGCCTCAATAAGAGTTACAGGCTCCTGTGATGGGGGTGTTGTTTGAACTAATGGCATGACTCAACCTCAAAAAAAAGGGGCCGGAAGTCCGGCCCCAATTGCAACTGCCTAGTGGTTTACTGAACGATTTGGTTGGTGGCTGTTTGGTTCAGTGCGCTGGCTGGCTCGGAACGAGCTACGCTGCCAATAACGGCAGCACCAACCAAAGAGGCGGCAACGCCAATGGTCATCGTCAGGCGGAAATAGGAAAAGCCGCCATTGGCGTCCAGCTCATCGGCGCGCAAGTCAATCAAGGCTTGTTTGTTGTTTGCTGTGATTTGGGTGATGGCTTTGTTGGCCACATCCTTTGCTCCGGTACCGCTGGAGTCGGTTGCCTGTTGCAACTTTGCATCCACAGTGCCGCCAGAGCCAAGGGCGCCAGTGTTCACTTGCGCCATGAATCGCTCATGATTAGCGGCTGAAACCCAGCCAGTTGAAACGGAGCCAACGCCGGCAGACGATGGGTCGATGGTGGCGAGCAAAGAAATTTGCTCGGAAAGACGTGCATTGGGAGTCATTTAAAAGTCCTCAAAAGATTAAAGAAAGCCGGAGTCAAATTGACTCCGGCGAAATTACCAACTCAAGTCAAATCGGGAGACGATTTGATTAGCGCGCGGCCAAGCTTACGAAGTGGCTGCGAGTGTTGGGTGACTTTGGTGGGGTAACAGGCTTGGACAGGATTGGGGCCCCGTTCAAGCGGAATGTCACCTTGAAGGCAGTTGCATCTGCGTCGAAGTACAGGTGCATTGATGTTGAAGTCTGAATACCGCCAGCCTTTGTGATGGTGCGATAGCCGTTCAAGCTAACCAGGTTAATGTCGCCTTGTGAGCTAAATGCATTTGCATGCTCTGACAACATCAAGGGGCGGCCTTTGAGCATGCCGTATGGAGCGCCTTCCATTGTGTTGTTTGGCAAGTAAACGGGGTAATTGCCAACAGTCATGCCTTCCAAATACGTCAGGATGTCTGGAGTGGCAAGCCAGAAAGCGTTACGCAATTCACCAACCAAAAGACGGCTGACCATGTTTGTCAGATTGGCTGGAAGAATGGTGTTTGTTGCTTGAGAAGTCTCCTTCGCTTGCACGATCGAGGCCTTGCTATTGAAAGCGCCAAGTGGTTTGCCCTGCCCGTCGCCAAACAAAATTGCTTCGTTTGTCTTCCACATGATTCGATCTGTAATCAATGGTGTCAAATAGCTGCCAACAGCAAAGCCGTCATCCATCAACTCATTGGTCACAGGAACCAAAGCCATCAGCTTATGCAGCACCATTGTGTTGGTGCCAAGCACTGGCTTGGTAGCCGTAGCTTGAGAAGCTTCTGCTTGCCAGTAGGCTTGAACGCCAGTACCGCCCCAAGGGGTTGATTCGTCCTTGGGGAAAATCATGCTGTTGCCAGCAACTTCAATGTTTTGAGTGCGTGGCAGCAATGAGTCTTCACCCAGCGACAAGCGCCAAATTTCTTCGCTGAATTCTGGAGGAATAGCGAAGCCGCCATCAGCGCCGCTGGACTCGTTTGCTGTAAGACCTGGGGCTGCGCCCATTTGCAGGCGACGGTCTAATTCAATACCAGAATTGGCACGAGCGACTGAGCGAGAGAACTCGCCAAAAGATTTGAAGCCGCGCTTACCGTCTTTGGCTGCGTTTTCTGTGACTTCAATGGTTGCTTTGGCTGGGAGCGTGACGCCGCCAGCTTGTGTCAATCCAGCCTCTTCGGTTGCAAGCATTTGCTCGCGCTCGATTGCGGCATTCAGGTTTTTGATTTGAGCGGCATGTTCATCAAACTGCTTTTGCTCTTCTTCATTCAGGTCGCGGTTTTCTGCGGCCACTTTGTCGGTAATTGCGCGTGCGGCTTTTACCTGGTCGGCCTTCATGGCCTGAAGCTTACGGATGTTGCTCATAATTTCCTCTTGGGTATGAAACTAAAAAAACAAAAGCCGCTTGCGCGGCTTGTCGGGATTGCACAAAGACCCAATGGGGTCAGACCATCAGCTCAATGGAGTTGATGCTCAATCGGGCTGTGCTTAGCCCAAAATTTTTAATTCATTTGTCGCGGCTTGCAGGGCTGAGCGATTGGATTGATTGGTTTTGCGCGCATTGCTTTGCATGCGCTTGACTACTTCATCAAAAGTCATCACGCCATCGACCATTTTTTCTTTCAAGGCGGCATCTGCGCCAAGTACTCGGCCTTGCCCCATGCCGTTACGCACGGAATCAACTGAGACATTACGCCCCTTGGCTACTGCTTTGACAAACGATTGGTAGTAGTCCTGAGTTCGCTCTTGCATGAAATCTTGGGCCTCCTGGTCAAGTGGGGCATAAGGATTTCCTTCAACCTTATATTTGCCAGCGGAGACCAGTGTGACTTTTACGCCAGCCTCCTCCATTGCTTTCGACCAATCTTCATGCGCTTGCCAAACGCCAATTGAGCCAACCTCGCCACCGGGCGTGACATAGAACTCAGAGGCGGCACATCCAACCCAATAGGCAGCACTTGCGGCCAAGCTGTTGGCTATGGCGACGACAGGCTTGGTGCCCCTCGCTTGCATGATTTCTGCGGCCAATTCGCCAACGCCGTAAACGCTACCGCCGGGCGAGTCGATCTCAATCAGAATTTGTGAGACCGTCTCATCCGACATAGCGGAGCGGAAGTTTTGTGTAAACGTTTGCACGCTAGTGCCGCCATCACAAAGCTCTAACATTCCAGCGCGTTGCATGACGGTGCCCATCAGTGGAATGACGGCAATTGAGCCATTTTTTTGATTGGCAATTGCCTTTGGCCTTGCTGCTTGCGGCGCTGCGCTTGTCGCGTCGATATTGGCGGCGTAACGTTTGGCCATAAATGACGCATAGCCTGAAAGAACTTCGCGTTGAAGCGCCCATGGCGTAGTCAACGCCTGCGCAATAAATTGAACGTGTTTCATGTTTTACCTTTTGTGGCAGCTGTCAAAAGTTCTTGAGCAATTTCTTGCTCGGAGCCTGCCAGTGCGTTAGACAAAATTTTTGAGGCGTGATCTTCGGAAATGGCGAGTGCATTTGCTAGGACTTCACTTTTTAGCGGTTGTCCTGAAGCAAGTCGTCGCGCCATTCGTTGCGCATTGCTTTGAAGCAGACCAAATAAACGAGCATCTGGCTCGGCATCCGCTGGCTCATCGGCTGGCTCATCGTCTGCTCCGCCATCTTGCTCGTTGACCTCATCCTCAGTCTGAGAGTCTTCAACCATATTCAATGGCCTCAAAGGCTCATCAAGGCCATCGATAGGGTCTCTTCCCTCTTCAAGTCGAACCTCATTGCGAGTTAGCCAGCCATCTTGAATGCCGTTGTGGTAATACTCGCTTCGGCCTTGAATATCGCCTCGCAAAAGAGCCGCAAAATCAAATTCAACTTCAAATTCGTCGTTTTCGCCCAGTAGGTTGGTTTCGATGCTTGATTCCCAGCGCTCACCCCAAGGGGTCATGGTGTAGGTCGCCAGCTCAATGCTTTGTTGTTCGATGTTGTTGTTTGTGGATTTGGACAAATCCATGATGAGGTGTGGCGGCACTCGAAACATGCGAGCAATGTCAGAAACTGAAAATTGGCGAGACTCCAAAAATTGGCTGTCTTTGTTGTTTACGCCAACCTCGTGATATTTCATTCCACCCTCAAGGACGGCAACTTTGTGTCTATTTACTGTTCCTTGGGCTTCTTGCCATGACTCTCGGAAATTTGCTCGGGCTGTTTTATCGGCAAATTTTCCGGGGAATTCAATCCAGCCGCCGGATGGCTTCGCGTCATTTGCAAAAAATCGATTGCCGTAACTTTGGGCCCCGATGCCAGCCGCAATCGTCTCTCGTTGAAGCTCAATTGGGTTGAGACCAACAATTCCATCGCTACTCAGCCCGCGCAAATGCCAAACTTGATCGCGTCGAAAGTAAACAATTTCACCCAGCGGCGATGTGTATTTGTATCGATAACTTCCATTGTCCAAAAGCTCAATTCGAACTCGGTCTGGATGCAGCGGCATGAGCTCCTGAATTTCGCCAGCGCCGTTGGCAATGATTTCGCAAAATGCGTTGCCCCTGAGTACTACATGAGCCTGAATCATTTCCCTGAACTCAAATGGAGTCTGAAAACGATTTGGACGCTTTGCCATCAATCGATAAAGCCAGTGATCTGTCACCCGAACGCGGCCACCGCCGATTTTGGGCCGATACATCCTAAAGGGAAGGGTTGCAAATGTCTCAGATAGAACGCGCACGCAGGCGTAAACGGCTGAAAGCGTTAATGCAACGTTGGCATCAACTCGGATTCCAGCCCCCGTTTGACGGCCAACTGGTTGAAACCAGAAGTCGCCCCAGGGGGAACGGTCATCGCCAGATGATGCATTTCGCCCAGTTTTAAAAAATGAAAGTAAATTCATGCGGAAACCAATTCGTAATCTGAGCCGAATACAACGGTGTCAGGTTGGCTGTTGATGCTTCTGGACAATGCCATGATGAGCGCAACAGCTCCGTCAATCTTGTTTTCGTTTCGCTCTTTCCTTGGGTAAATGTTGTCTTTCACATCCCTGTGGCAAACAACGTTGCTGACCATCCAGGCCAAGACGGGATTGCCGTCATGGATTAACTTTCCTTGAAGGACAAGAGCCTCAAGTTGTTTCATGGGTTCGCTCATGTTTTGAACTGTTTGTCGCAGTTCAACCATAGGGGCCCCTTTGTCAATCATGTGGCTGGCCAGCTGGGTGGCTTGCCAAGGGTCAAATGCAACTTCTTCGATTTCAAATTGGCTCAAATCTGATTCAAGATCAAGCTCAATGTGGTCAAAATCGGTCACATCGCCCGGTGTTACGGTTAACCATCCCTCTCGCTTCCATCCTTCATATTGGCTGTTGCCAGATGCGGTGATGGCCCTTTCGGGTAAGTAAAAGTTTGATTTAACGTAGTAGTTTCCAGACTCTTCGCAATGAAAGAGTTTGATTTTTGCGGCCACGTCCACCTTGCTTGCAAGGTCTAATGCGGCGACGCACTTCATGTGCTTAACGCGTTCGAAATCCAATGTTGCATCAGCACATTTGTCCCAAGATGCCATATTCATCCAGGCGGTGTCGGCATTCACCCAGACATTCAGCCGCTTGGTCAAAAAGTTTCCCATGGCGCTAGGCATGGCGGCGGCTTTTCTGCTCGCCGCTTCCATGTCATCTTTTAAAACTGAAATATTCCAATTCGGATTTGCTTTTGCCCAACTGGACGTGTTGTGAGGGTCATCTCCATCGTCAATCGTGTAAATGATGCCAAACAAACTTGGGTCATCAATTTGACCACCAAGAACTTTTGTTACATGCGTTCTGCGCTCATAGCAAATTCCGGCCCTATCGCTTCCGGCTGTGGTGATATTCCACAGCAAAGACTGCTCGCGCGCACCCCTGGCCGTATCAATCACGTCATAAACTGCGCGCGTTTTATGTGCGTGCAACTCGTCAATCACAGCGAAATGGACGTTAAGGCCATCAAGTGTCGAGCCTTCGGCGGCTAGTGGCTTAAAACTGCTTGCAGTGTGTGCGACTGTCAATGCATGCTGAAGAATCGCAACGCCGCAATACGTCCTTAGGTCTGGAGTTCTTTCTGCCATCGCCTTGGCGTCATCAAAGACGATTCTGGCTTGATCGCGAGTAGTGGCTGCGCTGTAAATTTCTGCGCCTTGCTCCCCGTCGGCGCAAAGCATGTAAAGAGCGACGCCAGATGACAGTGTGCTCTTTGCATTCTTGCGAGGAACTTCTGTGTATCCCTCTCTAAATCTACGCAATCCGGTTTCAACGTGCACCCATCCAAACACTGTCGTCAGAATGAAGCTCTGCCAAGGTCGTAATTCAATCAGCTTTCGCTCTCTTGCCCACTTTCCCTTTATGTGAGGCAGCAACTCAACGAATTCGCAAACGCGCTCCGCTTGTTCCACTTCAAACTTAAATGGCCATGCTTCAGTGAGTTCACGGTCAAGGTCTTTAAGTTGTCGCTCGCACGCTAGTCGAGTCCATTTTGATGAGGGTATTTCTCCCGAGACCACGCTGCGCGCGTATCCAATCGCTGCATCAACGTGTTTTCCCATGCTTACCCACCATTTGCAAATTTAGCAAAACCAGTCACCAGCTTTGGAGCCTCTTCAATTCCCGGCAAGGTCGGTTGCACATAGTTGGATGGCGTCACGCGTGCGCGAGCTGCTGGGCTCAATCCAAAGTGCGCCAGGTATCGATTCACCTCTTCACGATGAGACCTAATCAATTGAACGATTACGCTTTGTTGCTGATACCCGCTAGGGGTTGTTCCGATGCTGGTGATGAGAACCGCTTCATGCAGTTCAATGCCTTGCGTTGTTTGTTGCGTCACCTTGGCATTAAAGGCTGTCTCAAGTTCAATCAAGCGCCCATAGGACTGGCAGTAGAGCGATAGAGCTGCTGTGTCCAGTCCCGAGATGAGGCCAAGCTCCTCCAAGATCGGAGTGATTCGTTTCCATTCTTTCTTTGCCGCGATGCCAAGGTGTTTTGGTGGCGTTGGTATTTCAACCCTTGGGTTTACACCATCGGCAAGATTGAGTGAGCGCTTTCCCGGGTTGCCAGCGATAAGCTTCAAATTCGTTGGCTTGGGCAGTGGGCCTCGTGTTCCAGTCATAAAAACTCCTACCCCGCTACCTTTGGGAGATACCCCCCCCTTCAAAACCTGCGCGCGTAAAAATCAACG